CCCGCCATATCCGCAGATACACCACCATACGCACCATCACCAACACGAGGAGGTTTCGGTGCCCCCATCGTCGGATCATAAGGTACGTTCGCAACTCCCGCCCTAACCGCCCTTTCCTCCGCACGACGAAACTTCCTCTGTGCTACATCTAACGCCTCCTGACGCCCTCTATTCCGTTGTGCTTGTAATGCCGCCTGTGCCGCCGCCACATTTTGTCTATTCCCTTCCAACTCACGGATTAAACTTATCTCCGCACGGGTCAATCCACCCATCTCTGGACGCTCGGGTTGTTGAGGTGCTACTGGAGGTGCTGGAGGTACTACTGGAGGTGCTACAACTTGACCTGGGGCAACACCCCTATTAAATGCGTCCAATTGCTGTTCATAAATCTCCCTTGCTGATGGTAATCCATTATTGACTCTCTGAAGTTCTCTATTTATATATGCTGATGCCACCCGACCTAATCCGTTCGGTGATATGTCGGGTCTATTCGCAGCAACCCACGCCCTCATCTGTCTCGCGATCACTTGTCTCTGTGCTTGCTGTGCCTGTAACCAGGCGGCGAGCATCGCATCTGGAATATCTGGGGGGGGTTCTACTGGTGGAGCGACTTGTGCTTGATCGCCTCGTGCTGGTGGAACTGGTTGCTGGACTGGGGGTACTATTGGGGCAGGGGGTCTTGGAGCATTAGGACCAACTATCGGTGCTATTGGTGGTTGTCCTGGTGGTTGAGGGGGTGCTGGAATATTGATCGGGGGCGAAAATGAAACAGGTCTCAAGTCATTATTAATAATATTATCATAACTCTCCTCTACCGCACGAAACTCTGGAATAGGGGTACCTGCCGCATGAGCGTTTAATATCTGCTCCAAACTCGGTTTTACCGAATCAAACTTCTCCTGTATTGCCTGCTCCTCACGCGACGATAATTTACCAGTCCGTCCATACAACCGAACATACGCCGTTGCCCGATTGAACGCCGAGAGATATTCGCTGATTCCCTGTGTCAATTTACCACTCTCCGCTGGTATCGCCATCGCTGAAACCGCCTGTGATAATGATGACGACATCTTATCCAAAAATCCCGATAACTCATACGCCGTCTTACGATCCAACTCATCGGGTCTCAAAAATTGCTCTTTACTCTGCTGGACGAAGGGGTAGTTCAGTAAAAATGCTTTCTGCGATGCCCTTGCGTCCTCACCTAACGCCTCCGCGATCTGTTTGCTACGCATCGCCCTATCCGAATCCGTGCCTCTGTGTCGATTTGCCATTTTATATGTATTACTCTCCTTTTGTTTTTATTATTAATTTCCTTTCATTTACTTTTCTTCACATATAAATTGTTCGCCTTTATGTGTTTTACCGCCTCTGGCAATCTACACCCCCTCTGCTTCATCACATCACGCACCATCGCACCATACGCATTAGGTCTCCCCTTTCGCGACGTTTCTGGTATTCCTGAACCACCATACATATCTTTCATCGGTTTCGGTTTCATCTTCTTCGCACCACCATATACCGCTTGAAGATTATTCGTCTGGATTAAGGGGTGTGCTCCTCCCACGCCAGGATTGCCTCCCACGCCAGGATTGCCTCCACTCATCGAACCCCCCTCCAACACCAGCGAAGGATTTTTTGTACCTGATCTACCTGTTAAATTATCTGATTTACTTCCAGTCCATATATCCTGCGGTGCCAGCACTACCGCACCTGACGCCTTCTGTGCCTTCGGGGTTCGACCACGCGACGCCATAGTCGTCCCCATCGAATTATCTCCTGAAACCAGCAGTCCCTCACGCTCCTTCGTAGCAGTATTCCGAGAGATTTTACGACCATACCCCTCGACCGCCTCAACAGGAGGACGATACTCTCTATCAGTCATATTCCCGTATGGTTGTGATTTTTGCCCTCCTGGATATGCCTCATCTTTCGGCATCGTCTCCTCCAAGTATTTCGCCCAATCCTCTTTAGTCATACCGTCCCACCAAGTCTTCCCCCCCTTCCTACCCTGTCCTCGCCTCCCAACATCAACAACATCACCGTCAGGGTCATTAGGGTCATCAAGATTTACGACCCGTTGAGGAGGGGTTTGTGGTTTTGGTGGTATAGAAAAATATGCTTTTATTAATCCAACCGCCCATGCTGCCAACTGATATTGGACTGGTAAAAATCTAACGAATAAACCAGTATTTGCCATAGCAAAACGAAGTAGTGTTTGAACAGCATCGTTATTGTATCCTCTTCTTAACGTTTCTGCCGCCCTCATAACCGTATTGCTCACCACCCCCACCGCCGACGCCCCACTAACAATCGCAGTCGCAAGTGCGTTTATAGCAGGCATTATTATATTTTCTAATGCCGCCTGACCCATCGCTTTCGCACTTTCATACGCTTCAGTAGGGGTTATACCGCCCACTAACTCCTCGCCCATTTTTGTCGGGGCGGACGATGCCCCACTATCGTTTTTTCGCCTCCTTCCACCAATACCAGATCCAACTGGATTCGATGTCGGCATGTCCCCATACGAAGTCGATCCCGTCGCTGCGTTTAATTGCTCCACCTCCAACTTCGGACTGAACCCGAGCGAATTCGCGGGTATCGGTTTCGCATCAGCAAACACCCCTTCGCCACCGCCAATTCCAGCACCTAAACCCCCCTTCGAACGACGCTTCGCACGAATTGACGCCATATATGCCTTTGCTTCCGCAGAACCCTTCACCATACGACCGCCAGAATGACCACCTGGAGCACCATACATTCCACCTGATATTCCTGGACGACCACCACTATACCCATTACCATCAGCACCCGCACCACCAACTCCATCACCACCACCACTATACCCATTACCATCAGCACCCGCACCACCATATCCATAACCCAACAACTCCAAAACACCAGCACCCGCCTCACCATACGGGTTTCCACTCGAAAGTAGGGCGTCCTTCAAAGGTGTTCCCACCACATCGAGAACTGGTTTTATGTAATCTTCCCAAACACCCTTCACAGTATCGTACGCCTCGCTGATCGCCTCCGTAAAATCGTCCCAGTTGTTATACCACTCACCTCCATAAAAACCAGCACCTTCGGGTGCGTTTCCAAACAGATCCTCCATAAATGCCATCTCATCTTCCGAAAGATCGGTCGGCATATCTTCGGGCATCTTCGTCATTCTTCCTATCTTTTTACTCTCCATCATACGGTTACGACCCCCCTTATAATCCTCAAGAGACGCATACCACGCACAACCCACCTGCGGTCTTCCAGAACCGTCCATATTCCCAACCTGAACCACCTTATTCGCAGGAAACTTTATTCCAGCACCAGACCTCGCGTGGTCTATCGCACCCGCCCAAGGCACCTCACGATACGGCATCGTGGTTCCAACCATCGCCGCCGCATTACCACCGATACCTCGACCACTAAAAACAGTATCGCGACCCTGTGCCGCGTCCGCCGCCATACCAATCGGCGTGTATCGAAATGCCTGACCTATATCATCGAAAAAATTCCCGCCAAAAGAACTCGCAGCACCTTCCATGCGATACTCTTTTTCCGCCTGTGAAAGTGCCCGAGGGTGATTCGCGGCACCCCTCATAACATCGTTGTATTGAGTATTAAGTCCGCTGTCGGATCCATACCCCTTACCTACAAAGTTTGCGGCGGAGTGTCTCGCCGCCCTATTCATTATCGCATCGTTGATTGACGCGATCCTACGATTATATGCCGTATCCATATTCCGAGAGATTGTTTATGTAATACTCTATAAATTTGTTTTTATGCTTAATTTATTTGCTTAAGCATAAAATCATGTAAAAACCTCGGATAATCAGTATTAATTAACACCGACTGGCGAGTTTCATACGACCACCGACGCCGTCCGCACCTTTACCGAGTGCGGATTTTGCTGCGGAAACTGCGTCCATAATCGCCTCCTGTGCTTTCGGGGCAACATCAGCAACACTCGTGACGGCGGAACTCTCCACACCACCAACCAGGCGGAGGTGACGCTCGCTGACTGGTTTCATTTCTGACGCGGCAAGAACATCGCTCTTCGTGAGGATACCCGTGTAAGTCGAACTAACACCCTGGGACGTAATAAACAAACCAGAATTAACGCACATCAAAACAATCTCCACCTGTGATGTCGAGGTACTGTAATTCTCTAATTGTAAATTGAACTGGAGGTTGAAGGATCCCAAACTGCCAGCGGCATAGAACTCCTCTACAATAGGGATATCCTGTCCAAAACGCAAAGCAAGAAGAGACCCTGAAGTCGCCAATTGTTGAATCTGTGTATTGTAAGAAGCACCAGGCACAACAGCAGGGGCGACATACTTGTTCGCCTGACCCTTAAACTCCAACCAAGTCTGGTTCGTAGTTTTAGCGGACATGCGGAATAAAGTCTCCTGTGTGGCGTTTGCCAACAGACCAGACTGGTTATTCCAGTTAATAGAAATACCAGTAATGGGAAAGAAACAATCAGCATCTCGGTTCGTCTGCGAAGTCATCGGTTTTCTCGCACAAATCACCAACATATCGGGGACTTGATTTAACTGTATGTTATTGCTCGAAAAAGTGCCTGATCCTGGGACAAACATATTCGCTGCGGACAAAGCACCAGCGGCGATATTTCCTTGCGTGGTAGTCAAATAACGCGGGAAATCAACATAATCCACAACGTTCTTTGAGGGCAAAATCTGCGAGGGGTGAGGGGTAAGCATCTGGAAATGTAACTCCGATCCTGTAACCGCGGCGATAGTAACGGCGTAGTTAGCAATCTGGGCGGGAGTAGCACCACAACGCCACAAACGGGTCGCGGCGGCGGAGATATTAAAAATGAAGTTCAAGTTGCTCACACCATAAATACCCATCTGGTTTGCCGAGAGATTCGCAAAATGAAAAGGAGAAAGAAACAGGGGTTCATAAGAAGTAAAAACAAGGGTACAGGTGCGGACTGAAGCACCATCACCGATCGTCTGTTGATTCCTGTAACCAACACCACCAGCAGGGTTAGGGGTAGTCTGAAGCAGGTAATCGATATTATAAGAACCACGAGACACAAGAGAATTATCGGCGGTCTGTGCCCAAGAACCGTTGCTATCGTTATTCGCTCCAAGTTGATCGGGATAATTGCGATAAGTATCAGGAGCAAGAGGGCAAATACCATTCCAACGAGAAAGGGCACGGTCGTCACCATACATAGAAGCAACTGGTGGCAACACATCGCGGATATTAACCGAAACGCTGTTGTTATTCACCTGTACCTGAAGGGTAGTGGCGGACATATGAAGGGGGAGGGGTGCCAACGCATCACGATTGCCAAGATCAATCAAGTAGGTTCCTGCGGCGGGAGTTCCAGTAATGGTAAGTTCATACGTGGATTTCCAAACGACATTACGGTCAAGGATCGTAACCTCGGAGGGGGTCTGGATAGAATAGGTTTGAGAAGAGGCACTTTGAGAAGTAGCGGGGTAGATCTGGGTAGTAACATTCTGACCCGACTTCACAACACCAAAGGGCAACGAGTCGGTGACACGCATGCGTGCGTCTTCGACCAATACCTTCCTGAAATCTGCTGATGACATTATTCGAGTTTTATGAATATAGTTACAATTTTGTTTTTATATATAATTTCGGTTCGAATCTTAATCGCCGAGAGATTTTTGTTTAATCAATAGTAGCATTATAAAAGTCCTTCCTTCGAAAGAGTATCTTAATGCTCGCCGCACAACCCGCCGCCAAGTTGAATCGATGAAG